TAACACCTTTAGATAAATCCACGTTTGAGCGAAAGTTCAATGCATTGAAGAAACCGACATTTGGATGCATCATCATCCCTGCTTTAGGGAATCGTCCATCTTGGTTTCGATTTAGAGAAAACATGCTTCGTGGTTATATTCGAATGAGAGCGGAGCAGCATGGACTTGAGTTGGACTTCCAAAATTATCGTGTTGCTGGAGAGCATTCTGCTAGGGCTATAGGCAAATACTCTGCTTATAAACCGTTAACTAATGTTGAAGGACGAGTAGCCAAGCTAAGAGGTGATAACGACTGGCTTGACGACATAAAACCAAATCCTATTAAGTGACGATTAATGTGAATAATTAAATCAGGCTGCCTTCGGGTGGCCTTTTTATTTCCAACACAGCACCCGCAAATAATCGCAGGTGAGAGATAACTACAAATGCCTCATAACCCAAATACTTGGCCGGACTGGCTGGAGTTGTTCCAGAGCTGGTGGCGTGGAGACACCCCGCTGGGGGCAGTGATTATGTCGATCGTTATGGCTGGTTTGCGTATCGCCTATTTTGGCGGAGGTGGTGGCTGGAAGCGAAAAACGCTCGAGATTTTGCTCTGTGGTGCTCTGACGCTGACTTTTGCATCCGCTCTTGAGTATGTCGGATGGCCTAAATCGCTTTCTGTTGCCATTGGTGGTGGTGTTGGGCTGATCGGTGTCGATGCTATTCGTGGGGCTGCAATGCGAGTAATCGGTAACAAGTTTGGTGGCTCTAAGGAGTAATTCATGCAGACACTAAATTCCCAACGTAAAGCTTTCCTGGATATGGTGGCATGGTCAGAAGGAACGGATAACGGGCGACAACCGACACGTAATCACGGTTATGACGTTATCGTCGGAGGTGAGTTGTTCACTGATTACTCCGATCACCCTCGCAAACTTGTCACGCTAAACCCGAAGCTTAAATCAACAGCCGCAGGCCGGTATCAGCTTCTTTCACGCTGGTGGGATGCCTACCGCAAGCAGCTTGGCCTGAAAGATTTTTCGCCAGAAAGTCAGGACGCTGTGGCGCTGCAGCAGATTAAAGAGCGTGGCGCTTTACCGATGATTGACCGTGGCGATATTCGTCAGGCAATCGACCGTTGCAGCAATATCTGGGCGTCGTTACCTGGTGCAGGTTACGGTCAGTATGAACATAAAATCGGTGACCTGATTTCCAGGTTTAAAGATGCTGGTGGGGTGGTAAATGAAGCTGACTTATAAGATTGTCATCGCGGCATTTTTCTTCTCTGCCTTTGGGGCGCTCGTCTGGTCTGCAAACCATTACCACAGCAAGTATCAGGCAGAAAAGTTGCGGGCTGATAAAGCGGAAGGTGAAGCTGAATATCAAGGGAAAGTGATAGCTAATCAGGCATTAAACTTCAATCGTTTTAACCAGATAGCAGAAAACGCAAGCCGATTAAATTCTCTGGTCGACATCGGTCACGAGAAGACAGTCATCAAATACCGTGAGGTTCTGCTCCGTGAAAAGAACTGTGATTTCCCTGTTCCTGCTGATATTGCTGTCGGGTTGCTCAACTACGCGAACCGTTTACGCGCCAGCGCATTGCACGCCGATTCCGGGTACATTGACCCAGCCGGTGATCGTGCCACTACCACCAGAACGTTGACATATTGCCAGGCTGTTCTGTGGATTAACCCATTGTTGGCAGCCATCGAGAAGGCGAATAACCAGTTGGCTGGTGTCCGACAAATAGAACAGTCCCGGTAATAGCATTACAGAAGCTCTTCCAGGAGGGGCTTCGATAATGACCTGATAACTGGAAAATAAAATGACTAAGAAGCTGAAAGCAAAACACGAGGTGTTTTGTCGCGAGTTTCTTGTCGATCTGAATGCTACACAAGCAGCTATTCGCGCAGGCTACGTCTCCAGGCGAGCACATGTTACGGGGGCTGAACTATACGGTAAACCTGAGATACGCGCCCGTATTAACGAGCTAAAGCAGGAGCGTATTGATCAACTGGGCATTGATGCGAATTATGTGCTGATGCGACTGGTTGAGATCGACAGGCTCGATGTGGCTGACATCCTAGAGGACGATTTAAGTATTAAGCCTCTGTCTGCGTGGCCGGAATCGTGGCGTCGGTACCTGAGTGGATTTAACCTCGCTGAAATGTTTGAGGGGCGAGGAGATGACAGAGAAATGGTCGGGATCCTTAAAAAGATTAAGTGGCCTGATAAGGTTAAAAACCTTGAGTTGCTTGGGCGTCATGTTTCTGTTCAGGCGTTTAAAGACAACGTCAAAAATGAAGTGACTGGCGCTGATGGAGGACCAGTCAGAACAGAAATTACCAACTTAACGCCGGAGCAGGCTGCAGAGGCGTATAGAAAAATGATGGGCTAAGTATGCCGTTACCATTCCCCTTCGATTTTAAACATCCTGATTACCAGATGGTTTTTGAATGGCGGATGGAACGCCTACAGCGCATTCGCCAGAATCCTGAAATATTGCCTGCACTAAAACAGTTTTACCGAACCAATCCGGCTCAGTTCATCATCGACTGGGGCATGACAACGGACCCGCGTAATATTGATTATGGCCTGCCGGTGACCATTCCGTTTTTACTCTTCCCTAAGCAGGAGGAGTGGATCCACTGGATTATGGAACGCTGGGGCAATCGGGAGAATGGTATTACCGAAAAATCCCGTGAAATGGGGCTCAGTTGGACCGCGATCGGACTGGCATGTTCGCTTTGTCTCTTCAACAAAGAAATGGTTATCGGTTTCGGCTCCCGTAAAGAGGAATACGTCGACAGCACCGGTGACCCGAAAGCATTGTTCTGGAAGGCGCGCAAGTTCGTGGAAACACTGCCTGTAGAGTTTCGCGGTTCGTGGAGCGAGAAGAAGCACGCGCCATATATGCGTGTTGAGTTTCCTGAAACTGGTGCCGTTATCAAAGGCGAGGCTGGCGATAATATTGGTCGTGGTGACCGTACCACGCTTTATCTGGTTGATGAGGCTGCATTCCTTCAGCGTCCTCTGCTGATTGATGCGGCGTTGTCACAAACGACGCGTTGCCGTATCGACCTGAGTTCAGTTAACGGCATGGCTAACCCGTTCGCTCAGAAGCGTCATGGCGGGAAGATACCGGTATTCACATTCCACTGGCGGGATGATCCTCGCAAGGATGAAGAGTGGTATCGCAGGGAATGCGAGAAAATCGATAATCCGGTGGTGGTGGCACAGGAACTTGATCTGAACTACAGCGCATCAGCGGAAGGCGTCCTGATTCCATCCGAATGGGTACAGGCTGCCGTTGATGCGCATATCAAACTGGGTATCCAGCCAACAGGCAAACGACTTGGCGCGATGGATGTCGCCGACGAAGGCAGGGACAAAAATGCCTTTTCCACCCGTCATGGCTTCCTCCTGGAAAATGTGCGGGAATGGTCCGGTGTGGGCAGCGACATTTATCAGTCCGTCAAGAAGGTTTTCGGCTTTTGCGAACAGGACAACCTCGAAGAGTTTCGCTTTGACGAGGACGGGCTGGGCGCTGGCGTTCGCGGCGATGCACGCGCTATCAACGAACTGCGTAACGCTGCGCGTCGACCGTCAATACTTGCCACACCGTTTCGAGGTAGTGGCGCGGTATTTGATCCGGATGATGAAGCTGTTCGCGGGGACAACGGGCAAGCCGCACGTCTGAACAAGGACTTCTTCGCTAACGCCAAAGCCCAGAGCTGGTGGCGGTTACGTAAACTTTTTCAGAATACCTGGCGCGCCGTGGTTGAAGGTATGGCTTACAACCCGGACGAAATCATCTCAATCAGCAGTAGCATGGCACTCAAAGATAAACTCATCATCGAGCTTTCGCAGCCGACCTATTCCATTAATGGTGTGGGAAAAATAGTTATTGATAAACAGCCTGATGGAACCCGATCGCCAAACCTTGCCGACTCGGTGATGATCAACTATGCCCCAATGAATTCAGCCCTGAACATCTGGGAGCTGCTAGGGAGACAGGCCTGATGGCACGAAACAAACAAGCCCTGCGGCGAACTGCGCAGGCCACAGCTGATG